GTTAAGCGCAAGTCGCGAGCGAATAGCGTTGCCGCTAAGTCACGGTGGCAAAAGGAAAAAGAGGCATACGAACGCAATGCCGGCGCAGAATGCGAACGCAATGCCCCCACACCCACACCCACACCCACACCCACACCCACACCATCCAAGGAAGAAACAGACGCTACCGCGTCTGTAGACGACAAGCCCAACGCGGAGCCTTTCAATGACAAGCCAGCCCGAAAGCGAAAGTCTCAAATCAGCCCCGAGTTCGAGCCCGACGCAGGAAACGCCCGACGGATGGTCGAGGCCGGCCTTGACCGTGACGAGGTTGTCCCCGAGTTCGTCAACTACTGGCTCGGAAGAGGCGACCCGATGGCGGACTGGCAGCGGGTCCTCGCAAACCATATCGCCCGTAGCGCCAAGCGCGCTCGCGGCAATGGAGGCTATCAGCAAGGCCCCCAACGAGCGCGCGGCGAGGAAAGCAACGGAGGGCTGGTTGGCGCACTGTCTCGGATCGCCGCCCGTCGCGGCTACGCGTAGCGTGTACGGCGACGACGGCCAGTTCGAGGGGCTTGAGGTGATTTCGGTACGTTTGCCCGAAACTGACGACGCGGCGCGCGACCTAGCATGGTCCGGCATTCGCCCGCTCATGTCGCCGGCCCGCAACTCCGAGGCCGACCAGCGTTCGATCCTTGCCGAGCTAGGCAAAACATGGTCAGTCATGGCGCGCCGGCCGGCCGATGGCGTCGAAACGGAATTGGCGCTGGAAACCTTTGCGGACGATTTGTCGGACCTTCCGGCCGATATCGTGATCCGCGCCCTGCAATTCTGGCGGCGTGCGGAGAAATGGCGGCCGACCGTCTCGGAAATCCGCCGCGAAGCTCAGGTCGAAGCCCGCTATCGCCGCGCCCTGTGGCGCGCGTTCAAGGGATCCGACGCATGAGCCGCCCGAAATGGTCCGGCCGTTTCACCGGCTTTGACACCCGCCGCGAAACCGTCGACCGCAACACCGATGCCATCTTCCGCCGCTGGCGCGACTGGAACCATGCCGCGCTTGAGGCGCTGCCCCGCGACCGCCGCAAGTTTGCCGAATGGGAAGCCGAGCGCGAGGCGCGTTCGCTGGCCGAGCGGATGAGCGAAAGCAATGACGGGCGGTTCCTGCCGGAAATCCCCGCCAGCTTCATGGCCGACAGCGAGGCGCGATGGCAGTCCTGGGGCAAGAACCAGTCCGACCCGCGCGCGGATGGCAAGTGGGAGGCCCGGATTTGACCGCCACGCCACGGCTGCGCCGACAGACGACCGCAGACACCGGCCAAAAGCCCGAACCCACGCCACGGGCAGAAAACAGGCCCTAGCGTCGATTTTCGCAGATCGAAACAGGAGACACCCCTATGACCAAGCCCACCCGCACCATCCGCCTTGCAGATCCGGGGCAGGCAACGACCAAACTCGGAGGCGGCCTCAGAAGCCCGACGATTGCCGCCGCCGTCGACCGGATGATCGAAAAGGCCGAGGCCAAGCGGTTCATCGACGCCGCGTACGTCTATTTCGACGGGCTGGTCGAGGAGCAGGGGAAGCGGGCATGAGCGAGGTCATCGACGTTCCGGGCGGCCCGGTCTACGCCTACCACCTCGACGACGACGTGCGCGACGCCGTATGGGTGGTGAAGAGCGTTGATCGCGACGTTGCGCCTAATTTGTTTGGGGAAATCATCCCCCTCGCCAGGATCAAACTGGACGAAGACTGCACGACCATAGGCATGGACACGACCTACCCGCCGGTCTGCGCTTTGCCGGTCGGAACGCGGTTCCGCTTTGTGCGCGGGGACGCATGACCCCCGCTTGCAACTTTCGCGTGCGAGGCGCATAATTCGCCCGCTCGGGAACCGGCTGCGATCCTATTCCTTCCGCGAAAGGATCGCCTATGTGGGATAATCAGCCGTTCTCGCCGCAAGCGCCGGAAGTCAGCCTCGCAGTCACGAGCGCATCCGGCCGCGTCAGCCTCAGCCGCAACGACCGCACGCCAGTCCCCGATAACGGGACGGTGCTGATTACCAACCAGGGGCCTGCCGACGTTCACGTCGTGCTCGGCAATTCCGCCGTTGTCGCACTGACTACCGACCGCCGCGTTCCGGCCGGCTCGCAGCTGGTGATCGGCTGCAACGACCCGGCTTTCACCTACATCGCCGCGATTACCGACGCTGGCACTGCTACCATCAAGGCTCAGTACGGCGGCGGCATCGCTTCGGCTGGCGGCGGCGGGGGCGGCTCGAGCGCATCCACGGCGTACACGTTCAACACCGCGACCACGCCGACCGTCACCAACGGCGCATACAGCGCGGGCGACATCATGGGCGGCCTGCTGAGCTTTGACATTTGCCCCGCTTCGGGTGTCGGCGTCATCGTCCAGAACGCGGTCTTTGCCTTCAAGGCAGCTGTTACGCCGAGCCTTCAACTGGTGCTGTTCAACGCCAATCCGAGCGCGACCACCACGACCGACAACGCGGCATACAGCCTGAACGTCGCGGACACCGGCAAGGTAATCGCCGCCCTGCCGATCAACTCGATTGGCGGCTACCTGGTTGACCACGGCACGCCGAACACCATCCAACTCAACAACATCGCCCTTGTGGCCAAGCCCGCCAGCGGAACGACCATTTACGGCCTGCTGATCGACCTGACGGGCGTGACGCTGACCAGCACGTCGGACCTGATCATCAACATCTCGGGAACCGGAGCGCAGTAAGTGGCGCACCTTGCGCGCATGGGGCTGATCCGCACGCCGTACTCAAGCGATGCGGACGTAAGCCAGCTAATCGCTGCGGTGTACCGGCGCGGCGGGATCATGACGGCTGCGGAGATAACGGCTTACACGGCGTTTGTGGACGGGATGCAAACCGACAGCCTTTGGACGATCATGGACCGGCTGTACATCTTCGGTGGCCTGACGGCTCCTACAGCCCTGACGTGCATCAAGAGCCGGACCATGCTGACCCCGGTCGGCATCTACACCCACACCCGAGGCGTCGGCATCGCGTTTCCCGTGAACGCCTCGACGACGCAGAACTACATGCGGACGGGCTTCATCCCGCTGACTGACGGTGTGGCGCTCGGCACCAACAGCGCGCATGGCAGCGTGTGGAACCTGTCCGACGTGTCAGACACCAACATGCGCGACTTCGGCGGCAGCGGCGGCACCGCCGGGCACGTCATCAGCATGAACGCCAGCGACGCCACGGACGCGCTGCGGGCCGGCATAAACAACGCGGCGGGCGCTTTAGGCGCAGGCTCATTCGCGGACAGCACCGGCCACACGATCTACACCCGGCGCGCGGCTTCGGGCGCAGGAGCGCTGGCAGCCCTGAAAAACGGCGTCCCGGTCACGACCGCCACAACCGCAGCCGTCGCCCGCCCGCCCGTCGAAGTCTACATCGGCTGCAACAACAACAACGGCCCGCAGCAGGGCATCGGCAATCATCGCGGCCAGTTCATGATCTCGCTAGGCGGCGCTCTCGACGATACGCAGGCGGCGGCGTTCTACGCCCGCCTCAATACCCTCAAGACCGCGCTGAACGCGCTCGCATAACACAACCTATCCACCTTGCGGGTTAGCCGAAACGAGATTACAACCGATGGTATGCGCTCCCGCACTGAGAACAATGGGAAGCAATGCCTTTCGCCAAAGGACAGAGCGGCAACCCCGGCGGCCGGAAGAAGAAAACGCCGGTGGAGATCGAGGTTGAAGCCTTGGCCAAGCGGCACGGGCCGGATGCAATCGCGCGACTGGCGGTCCTGATTGGAAGCGACGACGAAAAGGCCAGCATCGCAGCCTGTAACGCCATTCTCGACAGAGGCTTCGGCAAGCCCGCCCAAGCCCTGCTGCATCAGGGAGCCGGCGGCGGCCCCGTCCAACTGGAGGTTGTAACGGGTGTCCCGCGCAGTCCAAAGGATTGAGACCGGATACGCCCCGCGCGTGCACCAGCGCCAGATCCATGAAAGGATGCGGCGCTTCAACGTGCTTGTCTGCCATCGCCGCTTTGGCAAGACCGTCCTTTGCATCAACGCCCTGATCGACGCCGCCTTGCGCCACAAAGGAACGGACGGGCGCTTTGCCTACATCGCCCCGACATACGGGCAGGCAAAGGACGTGGCTTGGGAATACCTCAAGCGCTTCGCCCTGACCGTTCCCGGCACGGTGGCGCATGAGACCGAGCTGCGGGTGGATTTCCCGACCGGCGCGCGCGTTCGCCTTTACGGCGCTGACAACCCGGACAGACTACGCGGCCTGTATCTCGACGGCGTTGTGCTGGACGAATACGCCGACATGCGGCCCCGGTTGTGGTCCGAGGTGATCCGCCCCGCGCTATCCGACCGCGAAGGCTGGGCGGTGTTTATCGGTACGCCGAAGGGCCGCAACGAGTTCTGGCGGCTGTACGACCAGGCGAGCAAGGACCCGGATTGGTACGCGGCGACCTACAAGGCCAGCGAAACCGGCATCGTCGCGCCGGACGAATTGCGCGCCGCGTCGAAGGCCATGACGCCCGAACAGTACGCCCAAGAGTGGGAGTGCAGCTTCCAAGCGGCGGTTATCGGCTCCTACTACGGGACGCAGATCGAAAAGGCCGAGGAGGAAGGCCGCATTACCGACGTTCCGTGGGAGCCGAAACTCAGCGTCGAAACGTGGTGGGATCTGGGCTTTGGCGACGCGACCGCGATCTGGTTTGCGCAGCGCACGATGAACCAGATCAGGATCATCGACTACTACGAAAACAGCGGGCAGGATTTCAGCCACTACGCCAAGGTGCTGAAGGAACGGCCCTACGTCTACGGCGACCACATCATGCCGCATGACGCCGACATTGGCGAAATAGGCGGCGGTCGACGCATCGACGTGCTCAAGAACCTAGGCATCCGGCCGCGCGTGCTTCCCCGCGCCGGGATCGACGACGGGATCAACGCCGTGCGGCTGATGCTGCCGCGATGCTGGTTTGACGTGCGCAAGACGGCCCGAGGGCTCGAGTGCCTGCGCCAGTATCGCCGCGAGTACAACGACAAGACCAAGGATTTCAGCGACCGGCCCTTGCATGACTGGACCAGCCACGCTGCGGACGCGATCCGCACCGGGGCGATGGGCAGCAAGGACACGACGCCGACCGCCGCGCCGCGCATCATCGCCCGCCCGGCTTCATGGCAGGGGGCATAGCATGACGACACTGGTAGCCCTCATGGCCGACGACGGCGTTTGGATCGGCTCGGATACCCGCATGAGCGCGGGCAACATCATCATGCCGTGCGAGGCGAACAAGTGGGTGACGGGCCAGTTTCCCGACCACGCCATCGCCACTGGCGGCTGTGCCTACACTGGCGAGATCATCGCGCGTCGCTTCCTTCAGGCCTGCGATGCGGTCGAAAAGGTCGACGCCTTCCGCGTGATGGAGGATGTACGCAAGGCGGTCCGTGATGCCGGCGAGTACCGCCAGCGTGGCGAGGACGAAAAGTGCGACTGCTCGGGGCTGCTCGTCTGGCGCAAGAAACTCTACGATTTCAGCGGCACGTTGTGGCCGTCGCCCATCGCTCCGGGCGTCCTGTGGGCGCGTGGCAGCGGCATGGATTTCGCCATCGGCGCGGGTCACGCGCTCAAGGACTCGCCGCCTCGCGTTCGGATCGAGCGGGCGCTTGAGACTGCCTGCGTATTCGACGGGGCGTCCGCGCCGCCGTTCTTCATCTCCAAGATCGGGTGGCCCGTCTAATGGCCGAAGCGCTCACCAACAACGCCGTAACGTCCAACGCGGAAGCGGACAAGCTGGACCCGAAAGGCGTCGTCGCCCGCGCGATCAAGCGCTACGAGCGGTACCAGGACGACAACATCGAGAACAATTCCAACGCGGTTGCCGACCTCAACTTCGTCATTGGCGAGCAATGGGACATTCAGTCGAAGCAGGAGCGGGAGAACGACGGCCGTCCCTGCCTCACCGCCAACCTGATGGGCCAATTCGTCGAGCAGGTGTGCGGCGACGCGCGGCTCAACAAACCCGGGATCAAGGTCCGCGCTGCGGGCGGCAAGGCCAGCAAGGACATTGCCGACATCTTCACCGGCATGATCCGCTCGATTGAGCAGCTTTCGGACGCGGACACCGCCTACATCCAAGCCCTCGAAAACTCCGTCGTCGCCGGCTTGGGACATTGGAAGATCATCACCCAGTACGAGGCCCCCACCGGCTTCGAGCAGGAAATCCGCATCAAGCGCATAGCCGACGCGCTGTCTGTGGTGTTCGACCCCGGCGCACGCGAGCTTGACCGCTCGGACGCGCGTTGGGCGATGGAGTTGGCGCTGTACGACAAAGAGGCGTTCAAGGAAGAATGGCCCGACGCTCAGGTCGTGGACTTCGAAAGCGACGCGGCGCAGCGCTATGGCATGGCTTGGGCGTCCAGCGTGCGCGACTGGTACTCGAACGACATGGTGCGGGTGTGCCAGTACTACGAACGCAACCGCGTTCCTCGCAAGACGTGGCTGCTGTCCGATGGCGAAATCCTGACCGATGCGCCGGACGGCGACGGCGACCGCATGGACGACGCGACGCTGGCCGAATACGTCGAAACCAAAAACCGCAAGGCGTTCGACGCTGCGATGGCTGCAACCGGCCAGCCGCCGCAGACGCCGCCGGTCACGGTCAAGCAGTCCCGCACCGGCTACGATTACGAGGTGCGATACTGGACGCTTTCCGGCTGCGAGGTGCTTGAGGGCGGCGCGGAAGGCAACCTTTGGCCGGGGCGCTACATCCCGCTCATTCAGGTGATCGGCAAGGAGCGCTACATCGGGGACAAGGTGGCGCGTTATGGGTTGGTGCGCGGGGCCAAGGATCCGCAGCGGTACCTGAATTACCTGATCAGCGCTTCGGCCGAGGTATGGGCCTTGCAGCCGAAGTCGCCGTTCATCGTGACCGTGGATCAGGTCAAGAACCTTGAAACCTATTGGGACACGGCGGGGCGGAAGAATTGGCCCTATCTGCCGTACAACCCGGACCCGGCCAGCCCGAACGGCCCGAAGCGTGCGGACCCGCCGACCGGCGCAACCGGGATGCTGTCGGAAATCGGCATGGCCACGCAGCAAATGTACGGCACGGTCGGCATCTACGCCCCGTCGCTGGGCCAGAAATCCAACGAGACGAGCGGCAAGGCGATCATAGCTAGGCAGCGCGAGGGCGACGTTGGCAGCTTCGTGTTCATCGATAATCTCGGCAAGGCGATTGCCTACTGCGGGCGTCAGTTGGTCGACCTGATCCCGAAGATTTATGACACGCAGCGCCAGGTTCGCACCTTGGGCGAGGACGGGGCCGAGGAGATGGTGTCGATCAACACGCCGCTGCTACAGGGCGACGGCAGCACGTTGCTTGCGAACGACGTTTCCCAAGGCCAGTACGACGTGGTTGTGCAGGCCGGCCCGAGCTTCAGCACCCGCAGGCAGGAAGCCTCGGAAAGCATGATGGAGCTTCTGCGGGTGATGCCCGAGGCTGCGGCAATCCTGATGCCCCGCCTTGCGCAGAACCTTGACTGGCCGGGTGCGGAGGAAATCGCGGAGGACTTCGCCAAGCTGGCGCAGGCCAACGCTCCTGCGCAGGGACCATCGCCGGATCAGCAGGCCAAGGCTGCGAAGGACGCGGCGGACGCGGGCAAGACGGAAGCCGAAACCAAGGGGATACAACTCGACAACCTGAAGAAAGCGGCGGACGTGGACCGGATCATCCAGACGGGCGGGGCTTCGATGCTGGAGCCGGCCCCGGTCGCGGCCACGCCGTTTCCGCAGTGATTTTCGCTTGCCCTGATCCACAACCTACGACTGCGAACGGCTATTGACTTTCAACCCTGCGAGGTAGAGCATGAGCGACGAAATCGTATCGTCCGGCGTTTCGAGCGCCAGCGGCGACACGGGGACGCAAAGCACACCGACGACAAGTCCCGCGTCGGAACAGAACGCTCACCCGCAGACCGGCGCGCATGACGCCAGCAGTCGCGGCGAGGCAAGCCCCCAGACAGAGACAGGCGCGGAGAGTTCTGACGCCTCGGACGCTGAAAAGCGCGAAAGCGGTTGGCAGCGCGAGAAGCGGAAGGCCGAAGCGGCGAGGGCGGAAGCGGCGAGGGAACGTGCGAGGGCGGATGCGCTCCTCGAATTGCTCCAGCGCAACGGCAACCGGCCAGAGCCAGCGACGGAAACGCACTCCAGCAGCAACGACGGTCCGCCCGATCCGAGCCGGTATCCGCTCGGGGAGGTCGACGCCAAGTACGCCGCCGATCTGGCCGTTCACGCGGTCAAGCAAGAGCGGATGCGAGAGCGCCAGGAAGCGGAACGTGCGGAACAGTGGCGCGAGTTCTCCAAGAAGCGCGACGGCTTCAAGGAGCGGAGCGAGAAGGTCGCGGAGCATTACGAGGGTTTTCACGAAACCATCGACCGGGTGCTGAGCGATCCGAACGTCCCGATCTCGACCCCTGTTGCGCAAGGGCTTATCGAGGACGAGCGCGGACCCGAGATCGCGTATCACCTCGCCAAGAACCCGAGCGTGCTGGAACGCCTCAACAGTCTGTCTCCGATGAGGGCGGCAATCGAAATCGGACGCTTGTCGGCAATGTTGCCGCAGGCTCCGGCCCGGCAGCAGACGAGCGCACCGCCCCCGCCGACGCAACTGCGTCCCAAGGGGGCAACGCCCAAGGTTTACGATCCATACGCGGACACGAGCGAAGACGCCTCGAAGTTCATCGAATGGAACAACAGCCGCAAGCGCGCGTAAGGCCAAGCCGGGTTCCCCGACACCCCTGACAGTCGAGAACCGCAAATGAGCAATTCCGTTCTTACAGTCGACATGATCGCCGCCAAGGCGCTCGCGTTGCTGGACAACAACCTGGTGATGGCCAAGACCGTCGACCGAACCTACGAGGACGAGTGGAACAGCAATTACAACGGGTACAAGGTGGGCGATACCATCAGCATCCGTCGCCCGGCGCTGTACACCGTCCGTAGCGGCGAGGTCGCACAGGTCCAGAACAGCGTGGAAGGCAAGACCACGCTGGTCGTCGACAGCATGAAGGGCGTCGACCTCCAGTTCGGCAACAAGGAGATGACGCTCGACATCGACGACTTCGCCGAGCGCTTCCTGATGTCGCCGATGATCCAGTTGGCGAACACCGTCGACCGCTCGCTGACCGGGCTTTACGCTCAGGTTCCGCAGTGGGTCGGCACGCCGGGCCAGACTATCGACAGCTGGGCCGACTTCGCCAAGGGTCCGCAGCGGATGGACGAGATCGCCATCCCCGAGGGCGAGCGTCGCGGCATCCTCTCGCCGGCCGACCGTTACGGCCTCGCGGGCGCGTTCGCGGTCAACCAGGTGAACCCGGCGGGCAGCATCGTCTCCGACGCCATCAGCGCGGCGAAGATCCCGGCTCCCATCGCCAACCTCGAAACCTACGCCAGCCAGAACGTGCAGCGGCTGACGGTCGGCACGCGCGTCGCCACGGCGGGCGCGGTCAACGGTTCGGGCCAGGTGACCACCTACGCGTTGACCAAGGACACCAACACGCAGTCCTTCCCGGTCAAGAGCTTCGCGGCCGGCGCGACCATCGCGGCGGGCGAGGTGTTCACCATCGACGACGTGTACGACGTGAACCCCGTCACCAAGCAGACGCTTCCCTACCTGAAGCAGTTCGTGGTGATGGAGGCGAAGACGCTGGACGGCTCGGGCGAAGGCTCGATCACCATCAGCCCGCCGCTCATCACCTCGGGCGCGTACCAGACCGTTTCGGCGGCCCCGCTCGACAGCGCCGGCATGGACTTCCTCGGCACTGCCTCGACCGCGTACACGCAGAACATGCTGTATCACAAGCGGGCCTTCGCGCTCGCCGTGGTCCCGCTGGAGATGCCGGCCGCTGCGGTCGTCAAGTCGCGCAAGTCCTACAAGGGCCTGAGCGCTCGACTGATCCAGGCGTACGACGCCACGAACAACACCGAGTTCTGGCGCTTCGACATCCTGTACGGCGTCAAGTGCGTCGACCCGCGACTGGCCGTGCGCCTGTCGGGCACCTGATCCAATCGAACAAGGAGAGACCAACATGGCCGTCACCCAGCTTACCAACTACAACCCGGACGGTACCTCGTTCGGGCAGGACAGCAGCGACCTCATCGCGTTCTACAACGCGACCCCGGTCGTGCGTCCTACCGGCCCGAGCGCCGTCACGACCGCGACCATCACCACGGCTGCCACCTCGACCACGCCGTGGGGCTTCGCCACCAGCACGCAGGCCGATGCCGTGCTGTCCCGTCTCGCCGCGCTCACCACGCTGGCGAACGCGCTGCGCACCAACATGAACACCCTGGGCCTTCAGTCCACCGTGGCGTAGCGACTACTCAAGCGGGCGGGGCTTCGGTCCCGCCCGTTCCCTTCAACCCTCTTGCTGCGATCAGGAGGACTACATGAAGCGCCAGCTTTTGCTGGGCTGCGGCAACTCTCGGAAGAAGTTGGCCGGCGGCGTCAACGACAAGGAATGGGGCGACTTGGTTACGCTCGATTTCGACCCGAACGCCAAGCCCGACGTGCTGCACGATCTGGCCGAGAGGCCGTGGCCGTTCCCCGATGACGACTTCGACGAAGTACACGCCTACGAGGTGCTTGAGCATCTTGGTCGGCAGGGCGACTGGCGCGGGTTCTTCGACGACTTCGCTGAAATCCACCGCATCCTGAAGCCAGGCGGCGTGCTGTTCGCATCCTCGCCTGCGCAGGGTAGCCAGTGGGTATGGGGCGACCCGGGCCACACGCGCGAAATCAGCGCCGGCAGCATCGTGTTCCTGAGCCAGAAGGCTTACGCGATGCAAGTGGGCGAAACGGCCATGACCGATTATCGCCATTACTGGAAGCGCGACTTCGACATTGCGATGAGCGAAGAACGCGACGGCTCGCACTTCTACGCGCTGAGGGCCGTCAAATGAGCCGCACGGTTTTCATCGCCACGCCGACGATGAGCGGCGACCTTTGCCACGAGTACGTCTACGGCCTGCTCGAAACGCAACTGGACCTGATCGCCAACCGGAACATAACCCCGGTTGTGCAGTTCATCCCGGGCAACTGCTACGTCGCCTTGGCGCGCAACCAGCTTGTTCGCATGTTCCTCGAAAGCGGCTGCGACGATCTGCTGTTCATCGACGCCGATCTGGGCTTCAAAGGCGACGCCGCCTGGAAGGTGCTTGAGCCGGACAAGGACATTGTGTGCGGCCTGTACCCGTTCAAGACGGACGCGGGCGGCTTCCCGGCGCGCTACATCATCGAGCATGGCGACCGCATCCGTTCGGTCAACGGGCTCATTCAGATGGATGGGGCTCCGACCGGGTTCATGCGGATCAAGCGTTCGGTGATCGAGCGCATGATCGCCAAGTTTCCCGAGCGCGAATACGTCACGCACAGTGGGGCGAAGGAGTGGGATCTGTTCCCCTGCGAGCGGGTGAAGCGCCCGGACGGGAAGCAGGATTGGTTCGGGGAGGACTATCGGTTCTGCCACTTGGCGAAGGAAGCCGGGTGCGAAGTGTGGGTGGTCCCGAACCTCGAGTTCCAGCACGTCGGCCGCCGCGCGTATTCCGGCAACTGGCACGAGTTCATGATCCGCGAAGCCGCACGCATCGTGAAGGAGGCCGCATGAGCGAGGGCCTTCCCGCATCGCGTGTCCTTGAAGCCGCCGCCAGGAGCAGCATCGCCACGGTGCTGATCGTGGGCCGGACCAAGGAAGGCCGCGTCTACTACGCCGCGAACACTGCGGATGAGGCGGTGCTTGCCGACCTTTTCGAGCAGGCGCGGTTCCACGTTTTCCAGAGCGAGGCCGCGTGATGCCCGAGGTTATCCGCTTCCCCGGCTTCCGGTACGGCCCCGATGGTGCGCGCAAGCTATGCCAGACGGCTGCGGACGTGCCCTACGGCTGGACGGACATTCGCCCGACCGCCGACCGCGACTATCGCGGCAACGCAATCCTGACCGCTGGCGTGACCGTCGCGGTCGACCTTGTGGGGGATGCTGGCCTGATGCCGGCGTCCGAGTCGCCTGACGCGGCTCCGCTCGAAACCGGATCGCAGCCGGTCGCGAGCGTCCCTCCACCTGAGCGGGTCAAGCGCCGATACGTCCGCAGGCAGAAGGTCTAGCCGTGGCGAACGTCGTCAACATCGACGCTTACCAAGGCGACGCAAGGACGCTGACTTTTGTGGCGCGTGACTATGCGAATAACGTGGTGAACCTCACCGGGGCCGCCGTGACGTGGATGATTGGCGTCCCGAATGGCGGCTACGCACTGAGCAAGGCCGCGACCATCGTCAGTGCCGCGGCGGGGACGTTCTCCGTCGCCCTGCAATCGTCCGATACGGCGAACATCCCGCCCCGCGATTGGGCGATGCAGGCGCGGGCGATTATCAGCGGCGCAGAGACAACGGTGCTACGCGGGCGCTTCCGCCTTCGCGCCATTATCGACCCTCCCTATTCCAATACCTGGGGCTGGTACTGATGAGCGACCTTGACCGGTTCCTCGACAAAACCATCCCCGAGCCGAACAGCGGTTGCTTGCTTTGGTATGGGGCTAAAGGCAGCCGGCAGTACGGGCATTTTGCCTTGGCTGGCCGCGTTGAGCGTGCGCATCGCGCCGCGTGGCTGTTGCAGCGCGGTCCGATCCCGACCGGCAAGTGCGTCCTGCACAAGTGCGACAACCCCGGATGCGTCAACCTAGACCACCTATTTGTCGGCACTCACGCTGAGAACATGGCCGACATGCGGGTCAAGGGGCGTGCAGTCGGCAACAAGGGCGACGCCAACGGTTCGCGGCGCAAGATCGAAAGCCGGCCGCGTGGGGAAGGCCACCCGCGCGCACGGTTGACGGATGAGGCCGTGCGCTTCGCCCGGGCATCGGCCCTATCGCACGCCGAGATTGCGCGCATGTTCGGCGTGGCGAAATCCACGATGGCAGCCGCACGGTCCGGCTTTCGGTGGAGGCACGTCCTTTGACCGCCACGGCAAGAGAGACCATCACCCGCGCGCTGCGCCGGCTCACCGTCATTGCGGAAGGCGAAACGCCGAGCCCGGAAATGGCGAACGACGCGCTGGAAGTGCTGAACACGATGCTGTTCGGCTTCAGCGGCGACGGGATCAAGTACGCGCACGCGGAGCTTGGGCTCGACAGCACCATGAATTTCCCCGACGAGGAATTGGGCTTTGTGCGCGACATGCTCGGGGCCGAGCTGGCTATCGAATACGGCAAGGAGTTGCCGCAGACGTTCGCCCTGCGTGCGGGCAACGCGCGGCGTGCGATGCAGGCGCGCTACCTCAACCTCCGCACCGCCCGCACCGGACGCATCCTCGGACCGTGGACGTATGCGACGTACTACGGGCTTGAGTTGGGCGCTCCGATGGACGCCATCACGACCGAAAACGACGCAGCCATCGTGATCGAGCCGTAGCATGGCCGTCCGTCCGCTCGCCTCCCAATCCGCTCAGGTTCGCAGCCCGGCTATCTTGGCCGACCGGCTGGTCAACATGTACGCGGAAGTATCGCCCAGCAGCGTCGGCGGATCGCCGCGCGGGATGCTGGGCCTGTACGGCACGCCGGGGCTTTCGCTGTTTGCCACGAGCGGGGCCAACGGCCCGACGCGCGCCGTATTCACGATGGGCGGCTATGCCTACATGGTGGTCGGTTCGGCCGTGTATCGCGTATCCACGGGCGGCACGGCGACGGTTTGCACCGGCACGGTTTCGGGTTCTGGCCCGGTATTCGGTGCAGAGAACGGCACGCAGTTGGTGATTGTGATACCGCCGCTGGCATGGGTCGCAAGCGGTACGTCGGTTGCGCAGATCACCGACCCCGATTTTCCCGGCGCATCGTCCGTCACCTACATGGACGGATACATGGTGTTTACCGAGCCGGACAGCGGGCGGTTTTTCATCAGCGACATCAACGACGCGACGCAGTACGACGCGCTCGACTTCGCCAGTGCGGAAGGTGCGCCCGATCCGCTTGTGCGGGCGTTTAACGACCATCGCGAGTTGTGGTTGTTCGGCGTCGAATCCACCGAAATCTGGGCCAATACCGGCGCGGCGGATTTCCCGTTCCAACGGGTCGACGGCGCGTTTATCGAGCGTGGATGCGCTGCGGCCAACAGCGTCGCCAAGGCCGACAACACCGTTTACTGGCTAGGCGATGATCGCATCGTCTACATGGCGAACGGCTACGTTCCGCAGCGTGTTTCGACCTACGGCATCGAAAACGAGATCCGCCAGTTCTCGACCATTTCCGACGCTATCGGCTGGTCATACGCTCAGGCCGGACATACCTACTACGTCATCAAGTTCCCGACCGCGAACCGGACGTTTGTCTATGACGTGTCGACCACGTTGTGGCACGAGCGCCAGTCCGGCCCGTTGATCGACAACGCCTGGCGGATCAACTCCGGCGTCGAGTTCGCGGGCAAGATCGTCTGCGCCGACAATCAGTCCGGCAATCTCTACTGGCTCGATCTGGACACCTACACCGAGGCCGGCGACGCGATCCGTTCGGTGATGCAGACGCCGCCCGTCTTTGGCGACATGAACGAGCGCATTACAATTCCCGCATTCGAGATCGTGATCGAGGCGGGCGTTGGCGAATTGAGCGGGCAAGGCGTCGATCCGCAGATTGCGCTTACATGGTCGGACGACAACGGCGCGACGTGGTTCCCCGAGAAATGGCGCAGCATGGGCGCGCGGGGCCAGCGGCAGACGCGGCTTGAGTGGAAGCGCCTCGGCAGCACGCGCTATCGCATCTTCCGCGCGGTCATTACCGATCCGGTAAAGCGGGCAATTGTCGGGTTTGCCCCCGTGGCCGAAAGGTTCGCGGCATGACGCAGGCCATTCTCCCCGGTTCTCGCGTGGCGGTGGCTGATGGTTCCGGCCTGCCGACCATCGCCTGGTATTCGTTCTTCCGCGACGTGGTTCAAAAGGACGTGGCGAATATCGAGACGAGCATTGACCAACTGACGGCTGCGGCGCGCGAAAACTCGATCCTCACGCTCTACAACGACTGCGACGGGGGCGGCTGATATGGCGGCCACCGTACTCCCGCTCGTTCGCGGCGTCCTGCTCACCACGTCGCCAACAATCTATTACACGGCCCCCGATATTTATACGGGGTGGGCCAGCCACGCGACGTTCTGCAACCTAACGCCGGGGGCGGTCAGCGTGACCGTGTGGCGCGTCCCCGAGGGGGAGGTGGGAGGCGATCAGTTCGCCATCCTGCGCGCCTACAGCATCGCGGCAAACACGACTTATCGCAGTCTAGAGATTGCCCGGTGCTCTTTCGAGACCGGAGACATGCTGATGGCGTCCGCCTCCGCCGGCAACGCCATCGCTTTCCAAGTTCACGGCGTGGAGGTGACTTAAAATGGCATGGGTAGCCCCTGTCGCAATGGCCGGCGCGCAGATCGGCAGCACTGTCGCTTCTGGCCTATTCGGCAACAAGGCGGCCAAGAAGGCGTCTAACATCGCCGCCGGCCAGCAGCGCCTCGATTACTACCTCGGGGAACGCGAGTACGAGGATAACGCTCCGTACAGGCAAGCCGGCGGCGCGGCGGTCAACCAGCTTTCGCAGCTGATGGGCTTGGGGCCGCTTCCGGGCACGGATCGCCGGTCGAGCAAGATCCGGGGCAACACGGACATTCTCGACACGTTCAACCGTGAGAACCCGGATGCGGCGGTGTGGACCGGCTATCCGTCCGGCGCGACGACGTACTCGACGGGCGGCTCCACGACGGGCGGCGGCGTGACCGGCGGCGGTCAGGTATTGCAGGACGGGACCGGCGGATGGTCGGACAAGGGCGGCGACCCGTCGCGCTATGATCCTGCATCCGGCGGTGGCGGCGTCGATCCGCGCGCGCAGGGT